AGCTGTACAACAACCTGACAATGCTGGGCTTCAACGTCTACAGCGGTCAAGGCGTACAAGATCTGCGCTCCATGAGCGTCTTCGTCAATAAAGGCCGATTGGTGCGCCGCCTCAATGACGATGGGACTTACAGCGCAAATCCGGACACCGCCTCCAGCTTTGCACCCGAAATCTTCCTAGACACCATTCTTGACAACGTTGACGGCATCGGACAGTACGCCAAGGTTGAAGGTATTGACCTGCCTGCACTGGCACTGGCTAAGCGTTTCTGCCAACGCAACAATCTGTTCTTTGATGGTGTGATTGCTGAGCCGACTGCCTGGCGTCAATTCTGGGCAGAAGTTGCACCGTACAGCCTGCTGGAACTTGGCCGGATTGGCGGCAAGGAAACCCTTATTCCTGCAGTGCCCTGCGACAACGCCGGCAACATCACCCGCACGGTGCAGATCCGCGCCATGTTTACTGCCGGCAACATCCTTGAGGATTCCTACAAGGAAGAATTTATTGACTACGGCAGCAGCGTTCAGGATTTAATTGCCACGGTGATTTATCGCAACACTGAACGTGACGGTGTGTTTCCACGTAATGCCAGCGTGGATGTAAGCCTTGTTGGCGTAACTGAAGCGACCGCAATCCGCCAAACGTTTGATCTGTCGCAATACGTCACCAACAGAAGCCAGGCGATTATGTACGCCAAGTTGCTATGTCAGCAGCGCCGCAATATCCGCCGCAATATCGAGTTCAAAACCTTCCCAACCGACAGCCCGCTGTCCCCTGGCGCCTACATCTACGTCGATGCCGGCTTGCAGGAATGGCAGGGCATTTACAGCGGACAGGTTGAATCGGGTGGCGCGTTAAACATCCCGCTGGCAGACACCATCCCCAACGGCAGCTACAGCGTGTTGCTTTACAAAGATGGTCAAAGCGTCATCACCACAACCGCCAGCATCAGCTCCAACGTGGCTAGCTCACTTGCCGGTTACGAAGGCTGGCTATTTGTGCTTGGAACACCTGCCAAGGCGAAGCGCACCTTCCGCGTGGTTGAAGTCCAGATGGATGAGGAAGGCGAAGTCAGTGTTCGGGCTGTGGAGCATCCCTGTGATAACTCCGGCCAGAGCTTGATTGCTGACTTTAGCGACGGGCTATTTGTCATCCGCTAGCCTGAAACTACGCATAACACGGTCTGATGGGCTTCTATACAGGTCGCTCCGGTTCCTTGGTGGTGGACGGGAAGCCTGTCGCCAAGATTCGTGATTGGTCGCTTGATACGACGGTTGAACTGATCAGTACCAACACCGTCGATAGCACCAGCAACACGTTTGTCCCCGGCATCAAAAGCGCCACCGGCAGCGCCACGCTGGTGTACTACAGGCTTGAGGCTGGTGAGTCTGCCACCTACAGCCAGTTCACGGCATTACTGGGCAAGATCCAAAAGGTTGGCGCGGTTGCCGAATCTGACCGTGTGCTGATGGAACTAAAGGTCGGCACCAACACCAACGACAACATCCAGTTTTACGCTTACATCACATCGGCGCAGGTTGCGGTATCAACTGGTGAGCTGACTTCGGTGCCAATTCAATTTACGGTTGACGGCGACTTTATTGCTGGAGGCGTAATCGAATGACGGTATTCCTGGGCGTTCATGGTTCCGTAAAACTGCGTCGCAATACAGGCGTTATTCCGATTGAGGTTGCAGACAGTATTGACCCGGCAGATGTAAATACCAGCCTCAATCGCATCGGTTTTGATACATCCCTAGACAATATCCTTACCGGCGACCGCGTAGACATTGCGACCACTGACGCACGCGGTTTGGAGTGTTTTGCCAGCAGTGCATGGGCGTCAGGCGTGGTGGAGCCTTCGATTTCGGCTTACGTCAACGTCAACAACGCAGGTGGTCTGCGCTTTTTTACTACTTTTTCTGATGCGGTCAATAACAACAGAGCTGCTGAGCTGACAACTTACGCCTTTACTGGTGCGCCTCTGCCAATTACCTATACCATCCGCGACGTTAATTACAACACGCTTGGCAACGTAACCAGCTATCAGCTCAACACCGACCGCGAAGCGCTTGACGCAACAACCCTAAGCGATAAGTTCCGCAGCCAATTTGCAGCAGGACTAATCAGCGGCAGTGGAACGATTGACTGCCTGTTTGATTACACAACTAACGGCGAAAAAGAAACGCCCTTGGTGATGCTGCAGTTGATCCAGCGTCTTGATATCGGCAGCGAATTTGAATGCGCGTTTTATCTGACCGACTCGGAAATTACGCCTGAAACGGAAACGATCTTTTACCAAGCAACCGCGATGGTCACGCGGGCTGGCGTCACGGTCAACACAACCGACACGATTCAGTGCGCGATTGATTTTGTAACCACGGGCGAAATTCGGTTGCTGGTGGGACGCCCCGCTGATTACATCCTCAAGGAAGACAACGACCGTATTCAACTGGAGCAGTCTCTCAACTTCCTGCTACAGGAAACGACTGATTAAACTGACTTTACGGCTGCAGGCACCGGAGGCTTTACCTTGTCCGACCAACGCATTACGCAGTTACCTGCCCTCCCGGCTGCGTCTGCGGCGGCCACCGACGTATTGCCTGTTGCCGACGTATCGGCTAGTCAGACCAAGAAGATCACGGTCAAGGATCTGGTAGATGCCGGTCTCGACCTTGTAGATGCCAGCAGCATTGATCTCGACAAGCTGGATCAGTCCAGCACCACCAAAATCGGCGCTACTGCCCTTGCTTCTGGCGCTGTCACTGCAGCCAAGCTTGCGGCTGATTCCAGCATTGCGGTTGATACCACCGCTCCTGTTAGCGACAACTTTGAGGGTCGCGGCTACTACAACAGCAGTACCGGCATCCTGAAGGTTTATGCGGCTGGTGCCTATGCCGACGTAAATGCGACGATTGCCAACGACGCAGTTACCACCGCCAAAATCCTTGACGGCGCCGTAACGACTGCCAAGGTCAGCAGCCTTGACACGGCAGCACTGGCTAACGGTGCAGTCACCTACGCCAAGATCCAAGACGTTTCTGCCACAGACAAACTGCTGGGCCGCAGCAGCGCAGGATCCGGCGACGTAGAAGAAATTACCTGCACTGCAGCGGGACGGGCGCTGCTTGATGATGCTGATGCTGCAGCACAACGCGCCACGCTGGGCCTCGGCACACTTGCCACACAATCCGGCACCTTCAGCGGCACCTTCAGCGGCACCAGCTCTGGCACCAATACCGGCGACCAGACAATTACGCTGACCGGCGACGTTACCGGCTCTGGCACTGGATCGTTTGCTGCCACCATCGCAAGCGCAGCAGTCACCGAAGCCAAGCTGGCTAGCAATGCGGTTTCTACCGGCAAGATCGTTGACGACGCCGTAACCGCCGCAAAATTGGCGGACAACAGCGCAATCATCGTTAGCAATGCCACCCCAAGCGGCTCTGGCGCATTTACGGGTCAGCAGTGGCTGAACACTGCAACAGGGCTTGAGTACACCTGGACCGGCAGCGCATGGCAACGTCAGGCAGCGGTCAACACCATCACCGTTACCGACGCCTCTCCACTGGCGTTCTCGGTTTCGTACCCGGATAACTTCAGCGCCAACGTTGACGTAACACTCGACACTCAGGCTGCTAACCGCGTTTGGGCTGGACCGACCACTGGCTCTGATGCTGCGCCCAGTTTCCGCGCACTGGTCCCCGCTGATCTACCTGACGCAACTGCCAGCACAAAAGGCGTCATCCAACCTGGCACGGGTCTGTCGGTTAGCAGCGGCACGCTGAACCACAGCAACAGTGTTGCTACTGGCACTTACACCAAAGTCACAGTTGACGCTCAGGGTCACGTCAGTGCCGGCACCACGCTGAGCGCCTCTGATATCCCAAGCCTTGACGCCAGCAAGATCACAACCGGCACCTTTGCCACGGCTGTTGTTGCTGACGACGCGATCACTGGCGCAAAGCTGTCGGACTACTCCACCGCACAGATTGGTGAGGCGCTGCCCACGGCTGACTTTATCGGTCAGTTGTTCTTCAACCCGCTTGATAAAAACATCTACCTCTGGGACGGTAACGTCTGGCAGCCGGTCGGTGTTTCGCTGGGTGAGTTGGTATTTGCCGGCACCTATGACGCCAATCTGAACGAGGTTGTCACCACCACAACGGTCGGCGCTGCTGTCGGTCTGGTTGCCGGTGATCCACTGCCTGCTGCATCTAGCACGCTCACCTCTTATTACGTGGTGGTTGCCGAGGCTGGTACGGGTGTGGCGCCTGCACCTGCTGTTGCACTGGCACCGCCTGACATCATCCTTTGCGATGGCGCCACCTGGACTGAAATTGACGTGTCCAGCACGTATGTGGCGCAGACTGCTGCAAACGTTGGCTTTACACCTGCAGGCACGATTGCTGCCACCAACGTTCAAACCGCGATTGAGGAGGTTGCCACTGAGGCAGCTGATGCAGGCAACCTGACTAGCGGCACCGTTGCTGTTGGCCGTGGTGGCACTGGCGTCACCTCTTACACCAAGGGTGATCTGCTGGCGGCATCGGCTAGCACCACGCTGGACAAACTCGGCGTCGGCACCAACGGTCAGGTACTGCGTGCCAATAGCGCAACAGCAACGGGCTTGGAATGGGGCGCTGATTACGTCGGCACTGTTACCAGCGTTTCAGGTTCTGGCGCAATCTCCGTCACAGACGGCACAACCACCCCGGCAATCAGTGTTGCCTCTGCCAGCACCTCCGTTGCCGGTGTTGTTCAACTCAGTGATTCCACTAGCACCACCAGTTCCGTTCTGGCGGCGACTTCTACAGCGGTTAAGGCTGCCTACGACCTTGCCAATGCAGCGCTGCCGAAGTCTGGCGGCACCGTAACCGGCAACATCAACCTTGATACCAACGTCAGCCTGGTATTTGAAGGAACCACTGCTGATGCTTACGAAACCACGCTGAGCGTTACCGATCCAACTGCTGATCGGGCCATTAGCTTGCCTGATGCTTCTGGCACAGTTGCGCTCACCAGCGATCTAAGTGCTTATGCGGCACTGGATACGGCGCAGACTTGGACAAAGGGCCAGCGCGGTGAAATTACTGCCCTGACTGATGGCGCCACGATCACGCCTGATTTCGCTGATTCCAATAATTTCAGCGTGACGCTTGGTGGCAATCGGACCCTTGCAAACCCGACTAATCTCACCGCAGGTCAGTCTGGTTGCATTTGGATCACGCAGGATGGCACCGGCTCCCGAACATTGGCTTACGGCAGCTACTGGGACTTCACCGGAGGAACCGCACCGACGCTAACGACAACTGCTGGAGCGGTTGATTGTTTGGTGTATGCGGTGCAAAGTAGCACCAAGATCACTGCCACCCTGATCACCAACCTGAGCTGAGCTAATGATTCCCGGAAGCGCTAATCCTCTCCTGCTTGCTACTGCTGCAGCCGGAGGATATTCCATTAGCAGAAGCGTTCGTTTCAACAGTAGCGACAGTGCCTACTTGTCCAGAACGCCTGCATCAGCCGGCAATCGCAAGACGTGGACCTGGAGTGCGTGGATCAAACGCAACAAACTCGGAACGATTCAGCAGTTCTTAACTTGCTCAACAAGCGGATACAGCACTTGGTCAATTCTTGGGTTTAATGCTAATGATACATTGAGTGTCTGGTTTCAAGCAGGCAGTAATCCAAACTTACAGTCAACCGCTGTCTATCGAGATTGCTCCGCTTGGATGCACGTTTTGATTAACTGTGATACCACTCAAGCAACAGCAGCAAATAGAGGCGCTATTTATGTAAATGGAGTCAAAGTAACTACATTCAATTTTGAAACGTATCCAAGTCAAAACGCCGATACCGACTTTAATACTACATACGCACACGACATTGGAAGGCAGTCCACTGGTGCTTATTACTGTGATTTCATGCTTGCCGATGTGCATTGGATCGACGGCCAAGCCCTAGACCCCACCAGCTTCGGTGAGTTCTCCGCCACCACCGGCGTGTGGATGCCTAAGGCGTATAGCGGTGGATCCTACGGTACAAATGGATTCCACCTTGATTTCTCAAATAATGCCTCCGCCGCCGCATTAGGGACGGACGTTAGTGGGGCGGGGAACACGTGGACCGTCAACAACCTATCCGTCACCGCTGGTGCAGGCAACGACAGCCTCGTAGACGTTCCCACCAATGGCAGCGAGGTTGATACGGGAAGTGGGGGGCAGGTAAGGGGGAATTATGCGACCTTCAACAACCTGCTGAACACCTCTGGCAGTTACGCCAACGGCAATCTGGAGCGCACGCAAAGCGATAACTTCGGGGCGATCTCCACGATTTGCCCGTCATCTGGCAAGTGGTATGCCGAGTTCACCTATACCGCAATCGGATCTGCGGGTGTCGGAGCGATTGTTACAAACCTACTGTCTTCTTCCGGTGCAAACGGTCTTGGTCAGACTTGGCAGCTTGGCAGTGACCACCGAGGCTTTCTCTATAACGCTGGTTCTAGCACAAGCGTCACAAGCTATACAACAAACGACGTGATAGGACTGGCTTTTGATTGCGGAACAGGCGCGGCTTCGTTTTACAAGAATGGCACCCTTCTGGGCACCATAACAAACAGTGCGTTTGCCAACGTGCCGGTGGGCATTGGGTCTGCCACTGGTGGCGCAGCAGGGAGCAATACCGTTGTTGCAAACTATGGCGCTCGTAGTTTCGCCTACACCGCCCCCAGCGGCTTCAAGGCGCTCTGCACGGCAAACCTGCCCGCCCCAGTAGTCACGAAGCCTACTAGCGTCTTCGATGTGAAGCTCTACACGGGCAATGGTGGAACCCAGACGATTTCTGGATTGGGGTTTAGCCCAGATTTGGTTTGGTTGAAAGCGCGAAATAACAATTTTGTCAACGGCCTATTTGACACCGTTAGAGGCCCATCCAGGTTTTTGGTTTCAAACTCTACAGTTGCTGAGCTCGTTAACGAAGTTGACGGATACTTATCAGCTTTTACCTCTGACGGATTTACCCTTTCTCCCGGCACCAGCTCATCCAACACATTCAACTCAAACGCAGGCACACAAGTCGCCTGGACCTGGGACGCAGGCAGCAGCACCGTCACTAACACACAAGGCTCCATCTCTAGTCAGGTGAGGGCTAATGCGAGTGCGGGGTTCTCGATTGTTACGTTCACAAAAACCGCCAATACAAATGAAACCATCGGTCACGGTTTAAACGTGGCCCCCAGCTTGGTAATAGTTAAAACACGAGAATCAAGTGGATACACTGGATGGGCAGTCTACCACATATCAACAGGATCAAACGGCTACTTAGAGTTAAACACAACATCAGGGTTTAATACTTTAAGCACGACATGGAATAACACTGCGCCTACATCTTCTGTTTTCAGTATGGGGACAGGTTGGACATCCACGCAAAACATGGTCGCCTACTGCTTCGCCCCAGTAGCCGGGTACGTTAACGCGTTTTCCTATACGGGGACAGGTGGAGAAGGTCCGATGGTCTACCTCGGGATGCGTCCCCGCCTTGTTCTGATTAAGCGGACCGATTCAACTGGATCATGGTTCCTATTTGATGCGGCTCGTAGTCCATA